CACTGCACAGCACGATCGGCTAAATGAAAATTCTTGAGCTGCGGAAAAAACTGATTAAATGGCTCTAAAATTTGTCGTGCTGTGGGTGACTCAAGTTCAGGATATTCGGGTTTATCATCAATATCTTTATCATCTTTTTCTTCACCTGGACGCGTACCGGGATTCGGTGTGGGTTGTGGAATAGGTTGTGGTTGGTTTGATGTGCCTATGGATAATTGATTTCCTACACCTGCTTTAGCAAATAAATCGGCAAAAGTTGCTGTTTTACCTAATTTATTTAATTGTGCTTGTACTTCTGCCGATGTAATCGGATCAGATGCACTAAACGGAACTCCAATATAACCAGGCTGAGACGCAGCAGACATCAATAAGGCGTTATACAATAACGCTAATTGTTTGGCGGTTAAGGGTTTGGTATAAAGATTTAAATCTAAATCTGCGACTGAATTTAACTGCTTATCTGATGAAGTTGTTGGAAAATCGCCTACCCAATGTTGATTTTCTTCAAATCTAATGTAGGTTAAATTATTTACACGCGTAGAAACTTCATAATCCGAAGGTTTAGGTGGATTAAAAGAATAAACGATTTGCGAGCCAGTATTTCCCTCTAAAATCGGCTCAAAATCATAGTTTAATTGTTTTTCGGTAAATATCTGACGAACTTCAGGATAAATCATATTACCTATTTTTTGATGACGTAAATAACGATTTTCTACGGTAGTTTGTGAACGTAGATAACGGTATTTCTTGCCCTCAATATCGACTTCTGAATAATTTTCTTCTCCTTTTCCTCCCCATTCCTCTTGCGCGATATATTCAGCCAATTTTTCAATAGAATTTGATTGCGCGTACTCCCCCGTTCTTAACGTATTGAAATATTTATAATGTTTATCTAAGACATCGGATTTATAAATATCCTGTGAGTTTTCCGAAATCTGTTTCTTTTCTTTTGAATACTGATAAATAATTGGATCTTTCATACTCGGCATTGCGTTGACAACTTTTGTTTCACCATTCACATTTATCGCATAACGACCATCAGCCAAAGGAACTGCAGTAGGCTCAAAAGCAACCCCGATTTTGCTATTACTTTCTACATTCAAATCCTTAAGCGTAATTGCACCTGATGTTAACGCTAACGCAACCCATGAAATATCTTTCGCATTGCGTAATGTTGATGTTGCGCCAACAGCAAATGTTGCATCATTTGCCGCAACCGTTCCCAATGCCCGATAAGTCTGTGCTGCACGTAATCCTATTGCTGCTTCATTTGCCGCTAAATAAGCGGCATCATTTGCGGCAGCTCTCCCAACCACAGAAACAGCAGCTCGTCTTGCAATAATCCCTTCAAACACTTCAGCTAATACCACGCGGGCAAGTAACGGATTAGCGTTGGCTTTATAGGATAAAACAACGTTAAAAATAAAACTAAAAATTACTATCCATTTAAGCCAAGCACCACGACTAAACCGCATACCATACCCAAAAGAAAATAAGCAAAATCCCATAACATACGCACCCCAAAGAAAAAAGGGGACGCAAATCCCCCCTTGTTATTGTTATTTTCCAAATAGTCCCAAAATAAAGCGGATACCCATTTTGGCAATACGCGGGCCAATTAACACACCGCCTGCGGCGATAATTCCGGCAATCACCGTTGAAAAATCAACTTGGTTAAGCATACCGGAAACATCAATTTGTACTTTTTGTGCCGATTCACTGCCAGCAAAAGCACCAACGGAAGATCCCAAAGCTACAGCAGCAATAAGGTATTTTTTTAAATTTGACATAAGAAACTCCTTATATTGAGTTAAAATTATGTGCTTATTTGAAAAGCGCTAAAAATGTTCCCACAGATTTAGCGATTAAATAAAAAATAAGCACAAGACCAAATGAAAAACCAAAGCTATCGGTATGATGAAAAAAATCACCCACTGAAAAGCCTTGATTTTCATTCCCTGAATGTGCCACAGATTGAAGTTTGACCGCCTCTGTCCGTGGCACTTTCAATACGACATCACTACAACCATCACCGCCAAAACTCATATAAGGGTGGCAAAACTTAGTTGTAATTTCTATTTCTTCATTCATCACTTATCAATAGCGGGAACTAAAACAATATCACTTACTTTTAAATCAAAATAACCACTGACTTTAAAAGAAGTTGGATGAACATAGTAATTACCAGGAGAATAAGGAACTTGATCCTTTTTCAAGGGCACTTTAATTTGAACAGGAAACTGACCACCTAATTCAATATAGGCTTCCTGCGTGCGAATAAACCAATCTTTTCCCGTTTTCTCACTTACCCCTGACCGTTCATCAATTCTGGAAGTTGAAAAAATTTGTACTTTCAATAAATACTGTTCAATGTTTTGATTACTCATTTTTATACCTCTCGGTTAGTTAAATTACGCAGCTAACTGCATTTGGACAAAATCTAATGTTGGTTCAACATACCAATCAGGACGCTGACAACTAAAATCAATTTCAACAAGTTTCATTAACGGAATGATGTTATGGTGTTCGTGGGCTTTGAGGTTTTGCAACTGGGCTTTCGTTAGCCCGACAGCTAATAAGTCTTTTTCGTGTCGCCAGAACGTTTTTCTATCCATTTCTGACTGAGTTTCTAAATATCCATAAGTTAATAAGTTTTTATAAAAACCAAATAATCTATCTGCCTTCGCATAACTAATATTGCCCTTAGGTGTTACTGTGTAATACTGTTTTTTCAGTAATTTCTGAATATTGTCTCGGTTATATACATTCATTTTGCTTTCTCCAACCGCTTGGATAATATCGTTAAAGGCATCTTGCCATAGGTCTTTAATCAGGCTTTTTCCCTGTTTTTCATACTGTCTTTGATACTGGATTAAATCGCATAATTTGCGTGGAATACGGTATTTATCTAAATAACGTTGTTTTAGCCGAGCCTCAAAACGCACACATTGCTTGGAAAATTCAATTAAATTTGGATTGCTTAACACGTTTAGCACATTAAGAAGATTTTGTTTATTTGGCGTACGTTTTAATTCGGATTGGATTTCGGACAAACGTTTTTGCAACTCTGCCCCTTTTAAATAGACTTTAAGGACTCTATGCTCTGAACGACTGTTCCATTCTGCTGTTGTCTCATATTCTCGGTTATATCGCGTTTTCTTGGTTTGCTTTGCTCTCACATTTTGCAAAAAGCTAATCACCTGCTTTTGCATCATTTCAGACGGAATATGAGCTGAATAGGTGACATCAATCCAATCTATCATCGTATTTTCAGTGTCAGTCATTTCGTAGAGTTCTGGCAAGGCTTCACAAAAGGTTTTCAGCATCACAAAACAACAAACATCAAGATTGGTTGAACCAAAGACATTATGCCCTTGAAGTAATTTTGCGGGACTGGCTTTCAGCTCAATATAAGGCGGGTTTTTCATTCTATCGCTGCCGTTGAAGACTTTCATTGCTAACGAACCAAAATGACTAGGAATGGCTTCATAAGGGTGGGACAGTTCGGCAATATCAAGATCACCGTCAATCTCAAAGGTGACATTGCCTGCCCGTAGTTTAAGACCTGTTCTCTTGGCTATCTCTATCAGGGTTTCTTTCAAAAAAGAGGTTTCCCCGTCTTTGCAAACGAGGATATGCTCTGTTTTGAATGGAATTGATAGCTTCAAGAAGTCGATCACTTATGCCTCTATACCGCATGTGTACATACATTAAATAAAATATACAACTTTTGCATACCGCATACAAGCATATTTACATACTTTGAGACAAAAAAAGTATAATAGGACATCAATTACAAACCAGATTTTGAGATAGAAATAATGAGAAAAGATACATCTGTTCGAGTTAATGAAATGAGAAGGAATAAGTTAGAAATGTTAGCTATTGAAATCAGTCATAAGAGCGGAAAACTAACTAAAATGAGTGATATAGTTAATCATCTATTGGATAACTACCTTCAAGAAGCAAAACAGGATTTACTTCATAATGCTGAAAATTCAGGTAAGGATAAAACCAAAAGTACATAATTATTAAAAATAAAGAAATAATTATTCACTCAAGACTGTAGCAATCATTTAAAGATTGATTAATTAATAAACTGATTTGTGTCATTTTGACACAAGAGTGGACTATTAAAGAGAGTCCACTCGGGCAAAAGCCCAAATGGACTATGCAACATTTTGCATAAAGTTTTATTAAACTAGGAGGTAAGTTATGCCTAAATCAGATCATAAATTCCATAATCAAAGTCAAGAACATGAACAAAATTACCACCTTAGAAAAAATGGGTTAAGACAAACACAAGATAACAGAAATATCCTAAGTAAGATTACACCGGCAAACTCTAAAAATGTCGATGTTGATGTACTAATTAAAAAAAATGTTAAGAAATTTGAAAAAGCGTGAGGTAAATATGAAAAAATTATTAATTGTTTCTGCTACAACTTTGCTATTAGTTGCTTGCCAACAACCTTCTTTTGAAAGAAAAGTTCTCAAATCACTTCCAACAGAAAAATCAGACGATACAAAATATTGTATCTACGATGGTAAACCCTATTCTAAAGGGAGTGTTATAAAAGCTGAAGGAGTAACTCTAAAATGTAGCACCTACAGCACAGATGTATTTGATAAAACACTATCTTGGGGTAAATAAAAATTGCGGGATTTCGAACCAAAGTTCGGGTGTTACAGAGATCCCTAATTTACATAGAGCATTATTTAAACAGTACATATGGAGATATAAGATGACTAGAAAACAGAAAAATCTTTTTAATGTCGGTGATATTGTCAAATTAAAATCAGGAGGACCTGATATGACCGTACAAGCTGTCGAAAAAAGCTCCACGGGTTTAACTATTGATGCACCAAGAGAATTCAATGGGTATTACACCTGTCAATGGTTTGCTGGAAAAAAATTGGAAAAAGGGCGATTTCCTGAGGAGTCTTTGGAAAGTGTCAATAAATAATATAATTTCGTGGATGCTTTCTAAGCTAGAAAGAGAAGCCTGTTTGTACCAAGATGATGTTGTTGATTATTTAGTAAAAAATAGCTTTGAACAATATCTAATTGAGAATAGCGAAGGCAATCAGGTTCTCAATCGAAAATTGTTAGAAGAATTTAAAAAACACACGGAAGATGATGTTGTTTGGGTGAGAACCGAATTATATTGGAGATGGAGAGTTCTTGAAGATGAACCAGGGCGTATAGCTAGAGGTTAAAATTATCTTACTACTATATAAATAGCTGGCAATTATCGGCTATTTTCGTCTATAAAATCTAGGTTTTGGTGCAATCGGGCTAAATGCCTGAATAAACTCTTCCTTGTCTATCGGCACGCTCGAATTTCTTAATTCACTCAAAAACGCCGCCAAATGGTCGCAAAGATCAAATCGAGCCTGAGTTTCTTCCCGTGTATAAAATCGCTTCGTTTCAAACCTGATCTCAATCGTATCTAACGTACAGTAAACCCGATAATCGTCAGCCTTGAGTAATTTAACTGTATTTAGAAAATGAATGGGTGTGATATCTTTTAATGTAATATTTGCCATAAAATCAATAAGTTGTAATTTCGCATAATGGCGGATTATGTGTAAATTCTCGTGCGGTGCTTCGCCAATTATACCGCACTTCGAATTCAACATAATCCGAAAAATCATTATACGAAATTAGTTATCAGGTTAGCGGAAACTACGGATTAAATAAATCACACAGTTATGCACAAGTCACAAGCACTAGCAAAACAAGACAAAATAAGGCTGGATAACACGTTGTAACGCGTCATTTTATCGTTTTATTGAATGGTTAAATTGGAATGTCAGGGAAATGTAAAGACGCACGGTGCGTTTCGCATTATCTAATCAGCTTAAAGGACGTGGCTATAAAGGTTCTGCAGAAGGCGCATTAATTGCTGTGATTTTTTGAAGAATGCCGAGCGCAATGAATTCATTTTTTCAAATCTCATCGAGCATGATTTCCGGCAAAATCCTCGGGTTTTGCCTTCCATTTTCCGCAAACGGAAAATAATTACACTCGCCAGAAATGAAAATCCCGTCCTCGTTAAACTGCGGGCGGAATTTTTATTTCTGGCTATTAAATTTCTTTTACTTGCAAAAGAATGATAATGTCAGTCTTTGAATTTGATTTAGAACTACCACTTAAAATGCCTTTAGGTAAAAAACTAAACCCTGTTTCCCCTTCGGTTATCTTATTTTCAGCCAAACCACCTAGCACAACAATATCCCCACTTTTTAACGTTACATCTGTGACAATGTCGCGTTTTATTAAGGTAGGTGACTGATTAACGCCCGTGTCAGTCTTCACAAAATTAGATAACTGTTGATTGATTTTCAAATCTATAGCGTTGTTTTTAATTGTAGGTTGAATATCAAAAATCACACCGCTTGAACGATATTCGATTGATTGCACGGCTCTACCGTCTCTATCATATGTCACAGCCCCCAATACCGGCACATCAGACCCAACTGAAAAATTACCTTTTGAACCCGATTTAACTCTAAGCGTTGGCGAACTTACAACATGAAAACGGCTATCTGTACGGAATAACTCAATCATAGCATCTAAATTTCCCGTATTTACCGTGATAAAGTTTTCATAATTTTGTTTAACGCCAATATTAATACCAAGCTTACCAGAAAGCAGTTTCGCCAATAAATTAATGCCACTTCCCTCTTTTTCTTCTGTCTGCACTTCAAAAACGTAGCCTGTTACAACAACCTCACGACTTGGTACATCTACACCTTTTAAAACAGATTTTACTCGTGCAATATCTTCTGTTTTGCCATAATAAACTAACTTATCACCGCTTGCCGATACGGCGCCTTCTTCATCTTTTAAAAACTGCGACAAGTATTCAGTATCACGATAAATAGGACTATAAACAAAGCTATTTTTCATCACTTTTTTCGGCTGCGGAATGATGATACATCTCAGCGAAGACCACAGGATTATAGGCTCCATTCTCCCACATTTCGTGCACTAAAGCACGCTGTTCGGCCAAGCGATTTGGGTGATTACTCATGCTAACGACTACGATTTCAGGATGCAATTTGAGGCAAGTGAGATACTCTTCTGTCGGTGCACCAAACTGCAAAACG